GCAGCCGCTGGCCGCCTTGCAATCCTTCCTGAAGGATGCCAAGCCGCTGGCCGCGCTCACCGCCATGCAGACCGGCGGCACCGCGCCGGCGGGTGGCGGCAACACGCTGGCGCTGACCACTGAAGAGATGGCGGTCTGCAAGAGCATGGGCATTGCGCCCGAGGATTTCGTCAAGCAGCGCGGCACTGTCTGACGCCCGTCTGACGCAGACGACCCGATCAACGCTCTTTCTCTCTATATATATAGGTGGCTCATGGCAAATTTGGCATCGGCGCGTAACACGCGCGAGCGCCTGGCGCTCGATTTCTCTTTCCTGGTTGCGGCAGCGACCGCGATCTACGCGGGGTCGATCGTGACGCTGACCGCTGCGGGTTATGCCCGGGGCGGTAAGCAGGGCGGTACGCGGGCAGTGGGTGTGGCGCAGAACAACGTCGATAACTCGACCGGTGTGGACGGCGCGAAGACCGTCAGCGTAAAGCGCGGCTGCTTCCAGTTTCTGAACTTCGCAACCGACCTGGTCACGGCAGCGGACATTGGCAACGACTGCTACGTGGTCGATGACGAGACGGTGGCGCGCACCAACGGGGGTGCCACGCGCGTGATCGCCGGCAAGATCGTCGCGATCGAGCTGATGGGCGCGACCAGCACGGTCTGGGTGCAGTTCTGATCTGACCGGCTTTTTCTCCAACAACGCAAGGAATCAATATGCTCATTACTGTTGCCCAGGCCACAGCGGCTTACACGGGCCTCAAGTCCCTCTTCATGAAGGGCTTCATGCCGACCGATCCCACGGTTGCCGACATGTGGAGGCTGATCGCGATGACCGCGCCCTCAGATACCGAGGAAGAGGAATACGGCTGGCTCCGAAACCTGTCGTTCATCCGCGAGTGGGTGGGTGACCGTGTGCTGCAAAACCTGGTCGAAGCCAACTACAAGATCAAGAACAAGCATTTCGAGGGCACGATCCAGGTGCCGGTCGACAAGATCAATGATCGCCGGCTGGGCGGCTACGCCGTGGCCGCCGAGATGCTCGGCCAGAACGCGCGCAATTTTCCGAACCGCCTGGTGTTTCCGCTGCTGGCTGCGGGCTGGACCACGATCGGTCTGGACGGGCAGTACTTCTTTGACGCCAACCACCCGGTGCAAAACCCGGATGGCACGGTCAATCTGGTCTCCAACAATGGCGGCGGCGCGGGCACGGCGTGGTATCTGCTCGATACCACCAAGGTGGTCAAACCGATCATCTACCAGGAGCGCGAGACGTTTAAGCCGTCGTCGCTCGTGTCGCCCGACTCGGACCACGTGTTCAAGCGCAACGAGCTGCTCTTCGGTGTGGACGGTCGCTGCAACGTGGGCTATGGCCTGTGGCAGTGTGCCTACGGCAGCAAGCAGCCGCTGACCGCCGACAACGTGTGGGCGGCGCGAGCTGCGATGGCGGGCGTCAAGGGCGACAACGGCGAGCCGCTGGGTATCACGCCGAACATGCTGCTGGTCGGCCCGTCGCTGGAGCAGGCCGCACGTACCGCGCTGCAAGCGGTGATCCTCAACAACACCACCAACGTGCTGGCTGGCACGATGACGCCGGTGGTCTGCCCCTGGCTGGCGTAACGCTGCCCCTCAACTGAATCACGGAGAACACGATGGCAAATAACGACGCCCCCACGAACGACAAAGCCGCCAAGGCTGCTGCTGCTGGCAAGGCAACCGACAACACCAAGGCCGAGGCCGCCGACAAGGCTGCGGATACCGCTGGAGCCGGCCAGGCCGGAGCTGCTGCCAATGTGCCCAGCACTGAGGCATCGAAGGGTGCACCAGGCGAGGCGGCGCAGCCGTCGGCGCAAGGCGTGACGCAAGGCGCAGCGCAAGAAAACACCAAGCGCCGCCTGGTTGCGATCGAGGTGATCTCGCGGGTTGACGGGTTCTGGCGCGGCGGTCGCCAATGGACGATCGCGCCGCAAACTGTGCCGCTGTCAGAGCTGTCGGATGCGCAGCTTCTGCAAATCACAGAAGAGCCGCTGCTGATCGTGCGGGATGTGTACGAGGGCGAGCGCTGACGCGCGGCCAGCAGCTCATATCACCAGCCTGTTTCGGCGGGCGTCTTTAGGAGAATACAGATGGAACAGACTCACCCAAACTCTGATCAAGAGAGCGCTGTCGAGGTCTTGCATGCGAGCGGCTGCGCTCTGCACAACGGGCCGGCTCTGGAGCCGGGGCCGTGTGATTGCGGTGCGCAAGCGCCAGTAGATGTGCCTTCCAGCACCGAGTAAGGTCGCCTACTCCGCAAGCCCCCTGGGTACAACGACGGGAGCTTGCGGTGTTACCGCTAGAACTTAGAGTTCGGCGTAAATGCGCGACATGGCAGGATCGCCTCGCTTGTATCCTGGCCTTGGCCCAGCAAATACTGCTTCATCTACAGAGAAATTCTGCATTTTCTCAATCAGAAAAAGATGCCAGCCAAGCTTCCCCGAATTGCTTTGTCCAGCAATCTGAAAAGCTCGGAGGACATCGCCGGACTGGGCCTCTCCATAAGCATGGGGCTCCACAACGCGCTTGCAGCCATCGTAGACAAACGAGAGAGCTCGGCGATTTTTGATGGCGTAAATGATTTGATCGTGACTTGACATAACATTGCCTCGGTAAAAGTTGATATCGATTGGCCCGTAAAGCCGATGTCGATTCTGCCATCAGGCAAAAGTCGCCCCTGACACCCAGGGCGCGGCACTGCGGCCCGCCAAGGTCTCCCGACCCGGCGGGCCTTTTTTTATCTGACGGAAACTAAAGCCCTTTACTCGCGCGCGCGCAGGCCGTCAACGATCATGACGGCATGAACTACGCAACTGTCCAGGGCCTTGTTGACCGCTACGGCGAGCCCGACGTGCGCAAGGTCACCGACCCGACTGCGCAGGCCGTCGATGCGGTGGCCGCGCAGCGTGCGCTGGATGACGCGGACGCCGAGATCGATTCGTGGCTGTGCCGGCGCTACGTGCTGCCGCTCGTCGACGCCTCGGGCATCGCCATGGATGTGCCGCGCGCGCTGATCCGCTGCGCGTGCGATATCGCGATCTATCGGCTCCAGACGCTGCGGCCCGCTGACGACATCAAGGATGCCCGCCAGCGCTACGAGGACGTGCTCAAGCTGCTCAAGACGATGAGCACGGGCGACGTGGCCATCCCTGGCGCGACGCTGCGCTCGGATGTTGCCGACGTGCCGGCAAGCGCCTCGGTGGGCGCGCCTGAGTTCGGCTCGCCGCCCAGCCTGTGGGGCAGAGGCAATCGATGAGCGTGATTGCAAACATTGAGGCACTGGTGGTCGCCCGCCTGGTGGCCGCACTGACGCTCACCGGACAGGTGCATCCGTGTGTCGATGTCCAGCCCTGGCCGGATGATCCAGTCCGCTACAAGATGACCCACCCGCGCGGCGCGGTGCTCGTCATGTACCACGGTGCCAAATTCGATGAGACGGCTACGGCTCGCCAGTTGATCGATTTCGACGCACGCCTGGAGATCGGCCTGCTCTCCAAGACTTTGCGCGCGCCTGTCGTCGCAGTGGGCGCGAGCGAGCCGGACACCGGCGTCTACACGCTGCTGGATGCCTGCCGCGCTGCATTCGTGGGCTGGCGACCGGATGGTGCGGCCAATACCGCGCGCCTGGTCGCCGAGTCCTACGAGGGCTATCGGGAGGGTGTGTGGTCCTACAGCCTGTCGATCGCTATCCCGATGCTCACGGTGGTCGATCGCGATCCGCCGCCGGGACCGTACGACGTGCCGAACGAGCCGCCCTTGCAAGACGTAACCGACCACTATCTGGAGCCATGATGAAAGACAAGACCTACCGCTACAGCGGCCCGAACAGCGCGGTGACGCTGGTCGTGACCGACCCCAAGGGCATCCCCGTCGAGCGCGACGTGATGCTGTGGAGTGGGCGTGATGTCGTGCTGCCCGAGGGGCACGCATACACGCAAGCGCTGCTCAAGCAGGGGCTGATCGCAGAGAAGGCGGCACCGGTCAGCCCGCCTGCGCCCGCCGCGTCGCCGGCGGCTGCGACGGTCAAGAAGCCTGCTGCGCCCGCACCAGTCGCACCATCTCCCGCGCCAGCGGCCACCAACTAATCCGGAGTCCATCACATGGCAGCAGATTTCCTGCACGGCGTCGAGACGATCGAGATCGAAAAAGGTCCCCGTCCCGTCCGCCTGGTTAAAACCGCCGTCATCGGCCTGATCGGCACGGCGGTGGCCGGCCCCGTCAACACGCCGGTGCTCATCTCGAGCGACCGGGATTTCGCGCAGTTCGGCCCGGACGGGACCGGCTCCACGATCCTGAATGCGCTCAACGGCTACTACGCCCAAAAACCCACCGCCGTGATTGTGGTCAACGTGCTTGACCCTGCGGTGCACCGCACGGCAGTGGCCAATATGGCGGTTGACATTGGGCTGGATGGGACCATCAAGCTGCCATCCTGGGGGGTCTCCAATGTTGCGGTTAAAACCCCCGACGGCGCGACGATGTATGAGGAGGACGTGGACTACACGCTCG